TCTTTTCTAGTTGCAGCTAATTCATCAGCCCACCTTTGCCTTTGTTCGTCTGTATATTCCATTCTAGCGTCATCCCAAAAAGATCCTACTGTATATCTATCTCTTCTAGTATTTTTGACTTGAGTTACTTCGTGTTCATTACCATGTCCGCCTTTAAATATTGCATATAAACCAACCTTTGGCTTTATTGCTATATCATAATGTTGAAAGTTTAATATGCCTCCATCAAAATCATCATTTAAGTACAAAAACCCAGCATATCTACTTCTTTCAAATGCTGTTGGCTTACCATCTTTTGAATTGTCTGAATGAAAATCTGCAAATGCTCCCTCTACCCATTTTTGAGCATGATAACTAATTTCAGCAAATTTATGTCCAAATATATCTTCGCCACATTTTTTAAACTTAAATTTTAATCTATTAAAATAGTCTTCTGGTAAACCAAACTCTGGTAGGGAGGGATCTGAATCCCAAAATCCCATGGCAAAAGAATCATAGAAAGAAATTTGATTCCACTTAAGTCTGCCGCTTTCAACTAATGACTCTAGATATTTAATCATAGCATCTGCTTCTTGTTCAGAAATAAAATTTTCAATAGTGAATACGTCGTCTTTCCACTCTTTAATTGTTGGATATTTATCTAAAATTTCTTGACTAATCACTTGTCTTCCTTTGTTAATTGTTTAATAGTCCAAAACCATGGAGAAGTATATCTTGTACCCTTTGTAACTTTATCTACTCCATGAATATAGTTTTTATCTCCTGGGAAAAAATATACTGCTCTTCTTTTTGGCTTAAATGCAATTTTTTGTAATGGGAAATGAAGCTCCCCACCTTCATAATCATCGTTTAAATAAAATATTGTTCCTAGGTCATACCAGGGAAAATCATTTTCAGTTCCTGCGTCTGGACCTTCATGCAATTCTTTGTCTGCATGTGGAAACTGAAAAGTTCCTACTGGCCATCTAACTATAGCTGGGTTTGTTGGCTCAACTTCTACAACACCAAAAAAATCTTCTATGACTGGTTTAAATCTTGCTATTACTTCACGAAGCATATCCACAACTTTTTGATCTGCTTTCATTAGAGTATTTAATGTAGCCACTCTATTTTCCCATGGCCTGTGATCATAAATAATTGTGCCATTTTCATTGTAATGAGATTCTGTTACATCCCAGATTTTGTTATTTCTAGCAAAGTTTTCTAGGTAGTCGCATTCTTCTTCTGTAAGAAAATTTTCTATTTCGCCTATCATTTCTGGGCCAGACCCAAAATAACCTGAAGGGGTAATTGACTTTCTGGCAGTCCTAATATGCTTGCCGTCTTCTAAAGAATCATGATTTTGAATTATATCGTCCTCATGAGCGCTTTTAAATAAAACATCATTACCAAAAGAAATTGTGTTGTCCATGCTTCTCCTTATTCATAGTTTTTTTTAACCCAAGTTGTTTTTTTATAAACTCCGCCAAATTTAACTCTAAACTTTGATACGATTGACATGTGCCTATCGTACATTTCGTCATTACTATAGTATACCATCTCTGAAGTCCAAGACTCCCGCTTGATTGGAAATATTTGGGCAAACGGGGTTCCCTTTGGTATTAAGCCAGAAAACCCTTCTTTTAAAAAGAATGGCATTAATCCTGGCAACGTATATTTATCACTATCTATTATTCCGTTAACTGTTAAAAATGGTAAATCATTTCTATTAAGAGGGGATGTTACTAAAGCGCTATACCCTTCTGGCATTTGTATTCCCCAATTAGGCCACCAATGAAAATGTTTTTTGCTATACCCATGAGGATATTCAAACTGTGGCATACTACTTCTTGCCTCACAAAAATCTTTATATTTTGGGTCAATAATAACATGTGGCTCTCCATTATATTGAGCAAACATTATGTCTGTTGGAGTTCTTAAAACATATCCAGTTGAAAAAACATCTAACAATGCTGGGCAGGCTTTAAAACCTAAAGATTTTTCTAGTTCGTCATCTTTATTATATGATGCTAATATTGGGTCTCCATTATCATCAAGCCAGTATTTTGTTGCATCTTTCCACCAATCTGGCATAAAATTTTTAGCTGGCCCTGGCTCTAAAGACTTATGTTCATCTTCATTGTTATACGGTCTTGCAGAACCAAATTTAATTTTTGGCATTATTTATTACCTTAAGCTTTAAACTTTTAACCTCGTGTTTACCTAATTTATTTCCCAAATAATCTACAGCATCACGATAAAAATTAGTCCATTTATTTTCTTCTGTAAGCTTTGCAACATATTTAATATGTTCTGTTTCATTATATTGATCTGCGTATGGAGAAACTGGCATACTACTTTTATTTAACATTTCTATCTCAGACAATTCTATTTGTCCAAGAGATATAGGAATTACAGATATTACAGGATATCCTGCTGGTATTGTAATTGGAGTATACGGCTTTGTTATTCTCCAAGCTACTGGAAACTCTGCAGTATAAAAAGAAGTGCTTATTGCAGTTGTAAAAGGTTGAGCTCCATCTAAAAAGTAATTAGGAGCTGGCATTCCAAGCAAACTAACATTTTCTTCTGTTTTAAAAATTAATCCTGTTTTAAAGCTTATAGTTGCATTAGCTCTTTCTGTATAACAATATTTATGACCAGCAAGTATTTTTACATGATCTTTACTAGAATCTGATTTACCATTCCAAATAAAAGTTATGTCTTCTGGAAAAGACAATGCCCAACCAAGAGTATTTGTTAAAGTTACTGGAAAACAGGTGTAGGCATGTCTGTCGTAAGTTTGCTCCATCCATTCACGCTTTGCTTGTAAAGGTGACAGTGTGGCAGCATTCTCTGAAGAAACATAGGCTTTTATTTTATGCATAACCTTCTGTATATCTCTTTTCAATTTCACGATAATCTGGAGTATGTGGCGCTTCAAGATAATCAAGCATAGTTACAATAGAATACTTTGTTCCGCTTGTAACTGGCATAGCAGAGTGTGAATAAATATATGAAGATGGGAAAAGATATAAATCTCCAGCCTTTGGTTTAATCTTTAAATTAAATTTGTCAAAGAAAAGTTCTCCGCCTTCGTAATCGTCATTAATATATCCAACAGAAGAAAGCACACAAATATAAGAATATCCATGATCTGAGTGAACTTGAAAATGTTGGTTTGGACCATACTTAACAAAGTTAAAGGACTCCCAATAGTTTAATGGGGCAAGTCCAAATGCATTCCGATATTCTTCAACTGGCTTTAGCTGTGCTTTATAAGAATCTTCCCAAATTTTTTCTAATTCTATTTCAGCTTCCCCTCTATCTTCTTTACTAACATATTGCATTGATAACATTAAGCTATCATCACTATTTCTTTTAATCTTAAAATCGTGTGCGTCTCTATATTTTAAGTCTGTGTGTGCATAACCAGTTTGAGACTGATTCCATTTATACTTACCTTCGCTTTTACTTAAAGAATTTTCTAGTCTATTTACAAGGTCCATATCTTTTGTGAAAACATCTCTATATACAACAATTCCATAATGTAAATATTCTGCATTTGGAGAAAACATTATTTAATACCATACTTTCTATCTATATACTCTTCATACTCTACAGTATGAGTGTCATCGTTATAATCTAACATTGTTACAAATGAGTATTTGGTTCCCGACCTTACTGGCATTGCTACGTGAGAAAACAAATACGTGGAAGGGAATATATATAAATCCCCTGCCTTTGGTTTTTCAAAAATCTTTAGTTTTGGAAAAGCTAATTCTCCTCCAACATAATCGTCATTTGGATAAGATACTAATGAAACCGTAGATATGTATGACCACCCATGATCTGCATGTTCTTTAAAATATTGTCCTGGACCATATTTAACAACATTAGTCCATTCCCAAAAGCCCATTTTAATTTGGTAATAATCACAATATGCATCTACATACGGTTTTTGAGATTCATAAACATGCTTATAGATGCTATGGTCTTTTCCTAAATCGCTTAGCTTAAAGTCATAACAGTCTCTATATTCTATATCTGTTTCTTCTAACCCAACCTGAGCTTTAGCCCAAGAACATTCGCCTTTTGATATAGCTTTTTCAATTTTATTTATTATATCAAATGACTTATCAAAGACATTTTCAAACTTCCATATTCCTGGGAATATTTCTATTTTATTCATATTCCTACTTTAGCATTTAATATCTAGTTAGTCAACATATGGATAGGGCATCCATTGTATGCAAGCATACCTCCAGCAATAATCATACCGTATGGCTCTCTATAGAAAAGAATTGTATTTGTTTTTTCTTTTATAATATTTAAACTAGTTATTGGAACAATATTGATAGATTCATCTGAGTAAATAACTAAAGAATCTCCTACAGATAAGTTTTCAACTGTAACAATAACATATTTATTA